ATGCATCGACACGCTCCTGACTAACTGGCGTGCCGACCGGAAGCTCGTATTCTGGGTCGCCTTCAACAAGAAGATGACCGATGCCAGCGGTCGGCAGTCCGAGATGGTCGAGATAAATCTCGTGCCGCACGCCCTCGTCATGCTCCAAGTCTTTTCGCAGTCGTTCAAGCATTTGGGACGGGCGGATGTTTGTGGTTATGCATGTTACGCAAATGACCAATTTCGGACTGTGCGTTTTTCACTCCCTCTTCACATTTGGTCAGCCGCTCAAATAAAAGTCGTCGTTTTTCTGGATCAAGAATTTTTGCCAAGACATCGACGCGAGCAGAGGTTAACTCACTTTTATCGACTCGCTGATCAAGCGCACGTAAACGTTTTTCAATGTCGGCCAGTTGTTCAATTACCGTTCCTAGTTTTGTTTTTACGATTACAGCGGCTGAGACGACTGAGACGAGCAGCGTTCCGATGCTGACTGCCATACGCAAATCAAGCTCCATCGAGCGTCTCCCCAACCAAAAAAGAACAGGCTAGATTTTTGTTGGGGTAAATCCCCACAATCGCAAAATGCGTTGTGCTTTTCCACACTTCGATTAACGGCTGCGCGGGATCAATCGCCATATTCATCAGCCCGCGCTCGACTACACGCATACCGATATTTTTAAACTGACTTAATAAAATTTCTTTAGGCCAGCACGGGTAAGTCGCTCCGCGCAAAAACGACGGCGGCGAAAATTCAAACTTCGATGCGATTGCCGGATTGGCGAATAAGAGAAAAATCGCGATGGCGGCTATTCTTTTTTGCATTTTGTGACAATCCACTCGGCAAAGCGAACTGAATACCAAAGCACCGTTAACCCGGCTGCGACTGTGGGCAACCAATCTAGGACGGCGGCGAAGGCGGTGATCCCCGCCGCAGCGTCACCAATCGATTTCATGTCTGTCATCAGATGTCCCTTTGCAGTCTCATGCAGGAGATTTTTTGAACCGGAGCGTCATAGTGCTGACGGCTAAAATTCTTTAATTCCTGAAGATTGTCACGAACGTGGACACGGCATTCTGCCATCGAGCGAAATTGCAAAATCTGTGAGTTAAGATGAGTCACTTCGATTGCTTCAATCTCTGGAGTGATTGGCAAAAAAACAAAGATGATAATCTTAAACATTTCTACGGTTTCGTCGGCCACTCGATCAACATGGGATTTCGAGTATTTGCCGGGAGATCACGAAGCGCTTGGCGGTACGCCGTTTGATCGGCGCTCATTGTCATGTCCGACAACGCCCACCAATCTGTCGCAGAAAGTCGCTCGTTGCGTTGCCTTCTCAAGCTCTCCCAAGCGTTCGCCGTGTCGTCAATTGTTGGGCGTGAAAAACTCGAGCCGTCGTATAAAAATCCCGGCGCTGCGTCTTGAGCGTCGACCATGATCATTCCAACCGGCGCTTCAATCGGGGCGTCTGAATCTATCAAGACCACGTTGTCCACAACGCCGTCTTCAACGATAGCTTTTCTCAAAATTGCCATATTAAAATTCCTTAAACCGTTGTGATCCGTACATACCCGGCACCACCAGCACCGGAATTTCCCGTGTTTGCACCACCCCCGCCGCCAGCCGGAAAAACACCAGCCGTGGCGTTGTCGCTTCCCGCTGCACCGGCCCCGCCGTTACCGCCGATCTCCGACGTTCCTTGACGGCGAGCGGTTCCGCCGCTCCCAGCGCTCCCAGAAGCACTTCCCCCGCCACCTCCTCCACCGCCAAAAGAAGAATCGCCACCGTTCCCCCCGGAACCAGAACCATTAGCCGCTCCGCCGCCAGCTCCACCCCCCAGCGTCGAAGAGCCGCCGTTGCCGCCGGACGCATTTGAGGATTGGCCGTCGCATCCGCCGCCGCCGCCGCCATTTACGGAATCAGCGCCATTTGCGCCAGAGCCACTGCCCCCGCCGCCGCCGCTAGGGTTTCCGCCCGCCCCGCCGGTTGATGAACCAGCAGTTCCGGCTGATGCTTGCCCTCCGCCTCCCCCGCCCGCGTACTGTCCGCCGCCCGCTTTCCCGGCCCCGCCGCCGAAGCACTGAACATGACCGCCAAAACTCGTATTCCCGCCGTCATTCCCAATCGTGTCCGAGCTAGTTTGACTGGCACCGCCCGCGCCAATCGTTACGCTGACCGTCGCGCCGATGTCGCCAATCGGAAAAGTACCCTGCTCGTAGGCCCCGCCCCCGGCCCCCCCGCCCGAAGCTCCGCCAGTTCCCTTGCCGCCCGAACCACCACCTGCCCAGCATTCCACGATCACGATGCTGCCGCTCGATGGCTTCGTCCAGGTGCCGCTCGCCGTGAATGTTTGAACGTCGCCGCCGCCGGTTTCGATGTCTTGGAATGTCGGTGCGCTGCCAGAACCGTTGCTGGTTAGCACTTGCCCACTCGTTCCAGTGGCAGTCACTCCAATCGCGCTTGTGCCGTTCCCATGCAGCACGCCGTTTGCGGTGAATGTACCAGCACCAGTACCGCCTTGAGCTACAGACAGATCGGTCGTTAACCCGGTCAGCGAGGTGATATCTGAGTTTGCACCGCTCGCGGCTGCGCTTAAGTTCGATCTTGCGTCTCCAGCGTTGCTTGCCCCGGTGCCGCCGTCTGCAACGGCAAGGTCGGTAATGCCATTGATTGTTCCGCCATCAATATTTACTGAACTAAGCGCAGTCGTGCCGGCAACCGTGTCTGCGATTTGCTTCATCATTTCGCGCAGCGCATTGTTTATATTTGACGGCGCGCAATTTTCATCGATATCAATGCCGCCAATATCGGTATTTGAAGCGGCGGTTGCGGAATAATCATTCCATGAGTTTTTTGCCATCTCTTCGGTTCTCCATTAAAAAACCCGCCTCGGCGGGCGGGTTAATTAGGGTATGTTAATCATTAACGGTAAACTGGACGACTGCCCTCCGGCAGCGCCGCCGACTGCAACCGGCGAAATTATTCGTCCCAACGCTTTAGGCGTTCCCGTTTTTAATGCGTCTATAACTCGCCTTGCGCCTTGCGGATCGCTAATCGCTGACAGCGTGCGGTTCAAAGTTGCGTAGTCTGTAGAAGTAAGAATTTCGGCAAGTCTTTGCGCTGCCGCTTCCCGCTGTTGCTCCGCAACATTTTTCGCGTTGCGCCCGAACACTGAACGCACAACGTCAACGATACTTGACGGCGGCGGCATTGCAGTGGCAACGCGGTCGTCAACTTGCTGCATCGCCGCCTGACGCGCAGCCGTCGCGCTATTTCCGAGAACGGTGCTCGACGTTGCTTTCATGTCGATCTCGTTTTCAAGATTGGCAATAAATTTGTTAAATTTACGCTGCCCCGCTTCATTATTATCAAATGTCGAGCGTATAAGTTTCTTGCTGCGCTCCCGCTTAATCATATTTCGGGCAAGGTTCGCTGTATCAACACCGCCCTCAACGCCTTCCATCAGCGCGTTCATTGCGCCAATGCGAAACGCCTCTTTTTCTGATCGACCCATAAAGCCGATTGCGTCAGCTAGTTCGTCAGGGTCAGCGCGTAAAAACTTGCGCCCTTCTGTCATTGCGTTCTGCGCTGCGGTTTCGCCAGCCCAATAATCTCTAGCGCGTTTATAAGATGGATTATTGCGGTCGATATAATCTAAAAATTTTGCGCGGGTTTGCTTTATCCCAGCAGCCCTAACAGGACCGGAGCCGCCGACCGGCATAGCATCTTTAAAAACCTGATCGTCAAGCGCGAGCTTCAGATAATGTAAAAATTTAGTTGATACGCCAGTAACGACATCGCCGTTTTCATCAACAAGCTGTCGGCGGTCGTTCAGCACTAACTTGGGCATTCTATAGCCCGCCTCTCTGCCGATCTCCGCTGCTTCCGCAAAGGCTTGTTTCAAGCTAGGGCGGTCTAAGATTGCAGTTAGTTCATTAGTAACAGGGACATTTTTTGATGTAGCAGTGTCGTATAATTTCCCGCCGAGACGTTTTTTCTTGGCTTGCATCGACTTGAATTCGGGGAAAAACCTTGCCCGTGACCCGAACGCCTGTTGCAAGTCTTCAGTCAATCGCGTGACCATTGACTTATCGCGCTCGCGCAAAAAATCGGTCGCCGTCTTTTTAGCTTCTCCAGGCAACTGCTTCACAACATCAAGCGTAGCTTGTAGATTTGGCCCCATATCTGCCAACGCCATCGGCTTGCCACCAGCCCCTGCAACTCTTTCGGCAACGCTTGCGGGCGTTACGGAATCAGACCTCATTGCATCGCGCACGATTGAGTCGGCTATATTTGATCCAGAACTTGCTGGCGTTCCCGTGCGTAAACTCTGCAAGCCGCCGCTAATTGCTCGCCCTGCGCCACTTAATGCGCCCTGCGTAAATGCGCCAATCGTCCCGCCCTTAACGGCTCCAGAAGTTCGACTTTCAGATTCATCGGCACCCCCCGCGCCAGAAAGTGCGCCTGACGCTGCTGCTGTTCCAATCGCTCTAGGAATTGTCGCGTACATTCCCCCAGGCACTAGCAAGCCAGTAACAACGCCGCCCGCTAATTCATAGCCGAGCGCGGCACCGGGGTTTTCATCCCGATATTTTCTCATTGCGCGCCGTTCTAGAATTGTCGCTACATCGCCCTCGTCAATTGGCTCAACATCTGCGCCTTGGCGCATTTGGTTGATGCCTTTAGTCAACATCGAGAGATCATCGTCGCCAACTGCCGCACGTAGCTCTCCGATAATTTCATCGGAAAAATTCATCGACGCGCCGGCAATGAAAGCTGCAAAGCCGCCGTCTAAAACCGACCCGGATTCCGCAAGCTCAACGACCCGTTTCGCAAGTTCGATTTTTTCGGGCTTTGTAATTGCGTTACGTTCCAGCGCCGCCTTTGTCTGATCGATGAAGGCGTTAAACGATGTTTCAATTTTTTCGGTCATTTATAGATACTCGGCACAGAAACACCCGTAGATTTTCCGGCAGGCGGAGTGAACTTGAAATTTCCAAAGCCTTGCCTCTTATCAAAATCTAGCAAAGAGTTACCCTGCATAAGATAAAATCTGGTGGGGTTCGTATTAATTAATTCCTCATTTTCCAAAGCAAATTGGTTAAGGAATTTGGTTCTAGCAATCACCCGACGCGCCTTTTCTTTTGCCGCCGCTATCAGCTTCAAATTTCCTTCCCTTGTATTCATCAATTGAGGACCAGCTTGGAAGATCATGTCCAAGTCTCTATCTGTCGGATTTTGCCCTAGCTTTTTGACGTTAGAAATTGCTGCTTGCGTTGTGATTGCTAGGAATTGTTCTTCGTTTGAAACATCTACGTCGGACAAGCCCGAA